TTAAATAGTCTCGGTTTCGACTTGCCTCCGCTGGATACTCCAGGGGAGCCTATGGGAGGTGTCGAGCAACGTTTAGAAAGGCAGGCTCAGAGCCTTAATGAACGTCAAATGCAGATGGAGCAACTTAAGAGGCAATACGAGTATCTGAACGAACTTGCTCGTGGTAAAGCTGCTATCGAGCAGCAAGAGGTTCGTTCTCTTGGGGATATCCAACGCGAACGCGTGGGCTCTTCCTACAATTTCGCTCAAAATGTTCTTGATTCGGCGATTAAGAACGTGTTAGCGCAAGATAGACTGGATAACAGCAACGTCCTGCAATCTATTGCTGGACCCACCTAAGGAGTTGCTTGAACGTGGACGCTTACGACCTTTTAAATCAAGCACTCTCGGCAATCCCCGGATTCTCTTCTCCTCGTTATCAAGGGGGGTCGATCAACCGCGACGTGGCTCAGACTGGCTACATTCCACCGGGTCAGTTAGCTTATACGGACGGTAAGCCTGTTTACTTCGTAGACAGTTATTACGGTTATCAAAGCCCTGAGGGTTTTAAGAAGGCTACAGGAAAGTATCCCAAGGGCTACACTCCTTCTGCGCAGGCTGCTGTTGAGATGCCGTCGGTAGATCAACCTGAAGCGAAACGCCCCGATTCTGGTGATACGGGAGCTTCGGATCAGCCGGCAGCAGGAACCGAAAGTCCCACTCCGGGTGCATCCGCTCCAAGTACGGGACCTTCTTTGGAAGGGGAGGGAGCTAAGCAAGCACAAGAACCTATTACATCTGAGATCTTAGAGCGTATTGATCGCTACGCCGACCCCGCGTATCAGGAAGAATTAAGCCGGATCAAAACCCGTAACTTAATCGAAGCTTCCACGGTTCTTAGCGCCTTGCGTGCTCCGCGTGAGCGTCAGAAGCAAGCGGCAGAGATCGAACGTCAAAACATCCAAGCGTGGCAAGCCATTAAAACGGCTCAAATTGAGGCTAACGCTCGTCAGCAAATGGCGTTAGGTCTTGCTACGGTTTCGGCAATGACGCCGAATCTTTCTAACTTCGCCGAGATCTATAAAGCATCTACGGCTCCTTTCAACATCCGCCCCCGAGGATAATTATGCCAATTCCGTTTGCTGCTGCGGCTTCGATGCCTCTTCTTGCAGGGGGAGGCGGCCTTGCTGCAGGAGGAGCTGCCGCCGGAGCTGCGGGTTTGGGCAGTACACTTTTTGGCGTCGGTTCCGCACTTAGCGGTCTCGGTTCTTTGGGAGGAGCTCTTTTCGGTGGCGGCGGTGGAGGACAAGCAGATTTTTCCTCCCTTTACGCTCAACTTATTCCCGGTCAAGTCAGATCGACTCTAGCTGGACAGGAACTTGCCGCTATGACCGGTGCGTACACGGGTCTGCTCGGTAATCGCGCCAATGTCGCACTTGAAAGCGCATTAGGGCAGTTTGATGTCGCTAAACAAAAAGACTTAACAGCGGCAGGTCTTCAGACTGGTATTGCATCTCAGCTCGCTAGCAGTGCTATCGGGCTGGGAGAAGCTGCAGGCAAAGCGAAGCTCGCAACCGAGATGCTCGGCCCTGAAACCGCTTCTGCGTTAGCTAAGCAATTCGGTACCACGGCTGGTGCGCTGCAGCAAACTGGATTACAAGGGGAGACTCAGCTGCTCTTGCCTACTGCAACTGCAGCAGCTCAGACCGGTTTAGAGGCCGCTAAAACGCGTAACCAGCAGATGCTGGCGACAACTCAGACTAACTTGAATATCGCTAAAGCTCAAGAAGATACACGTAATGCCCTAGCCCTGCAGCGTGGTCAGGTCGAAGGCCAGTTGGCATTGAAACGGTTCGGTGCTGGAATGGCGATGGCCGGCCAGCGAGCATTCGCATGATCAAATCCGCTATCGGGGATTCCACCACGGTTGCCTCGTGGCTATCTTCGCTCGACAAAGCTCAGAAAGACGCGTTTGTATATTATGCAAAAAACACTACATCAGACATTGAAGCTTATCTTTATGCTCGTTTTTTAAACCCCGCCTACGCTGGGAGTATCTCCGATCTTACGGCCTGGATTCAGGAAAAATATCCAAAAGAGGATCTTCGTAAGGTCTTGCTGCGCGAGATTGACGATCTTCAACTGGATATCCGTAATGTGCGAGATATGACTCAGAATCAAATGTTAGATTATGCTACCGCAGCCACTAAAATATCAGCGCTGCAAAAAGAGCTTCGCAGTCACATTCAGGCGGTACGGGCTATTTCTGACGGCCTTGATCGCCGTGGCTTATTACTTGCTGGCGCTGATCGCTGTCTGCGCGAGCTCATTCAGACGTTTGACGGGCAACCAGGCGTCCAAGCTTTATTAGAGGACGCCTCATTACTCATCTGGACAACGATGGAAAACGAAGAAAAGTCTTAGTGCACTTTTTTTAGAAGTCTCATAATATTCTCCAGCTGGGTTCTAAAGATTCCCATAAAGGCATCATTTACGCCGAGTGACATAACTAGCTCTGTTCCGTGCACGTAGGCACCGAATGGCAGGATCACTGCCGGTTGATTTGAAACAGGCGCGCCCATTAAATCAGTCCACTCAATAACTCGATCGTTGAGAGAACCCGTAAAGAGAGGCTTATCGACGATGTATGTTACTTTTTTAAATTCTTTATCTACCATATAAGCGCTCACATGATATAGCAGATATGGTTTACCACCGAGGGCAAAGGTGGTGTGTTTCCAGTGATAAAAAATTAAATAACAGTACCCTAGATCAATAGGTGCTGTCGAATTGAAAGTAGGAGCACCTCGCGTTACTGTATCCAGAACCTGAGTATCTACTTCAATTCGAGGGGTTCTTTCGCTCTCGACAATCAAAGGCCGAGTTGAATAAAGACAAGCCAGCTCATCTTTTCGGCTAAAGAAACACCAGTTTTTCTCTGATTTACCTTTTACGAGGTTCTCACCAATCGGAGGCGTGGCTGACTGAACAGCATCAAAGTTTTCGTTCACCCAACAGACAGACACTTTGGGTTGATGGAATAGTTTGTAATCTTTTGTGTCGTATCGACTAGCGTATGTTGAGGTTATAAATTGCACATACAGTTGTTCGTCAGGCCCCTTAAATAGGCGAGGATCTTCGTAACTTAATCTGTGCTTTTTCGGTCTCAGCTTCTTTGTTCCGATTACACTCGCGTCATCATTACCTAAGATTCCAATATAGATATCATTAGGTTGTCCGTTTAAATAAAAATACTTCATGTCGTACCTGAACCCGAACGGTTGAGGTTGACAACGCCAAGCGATGTAGTTGGTTTCGTTAAATCGAATTACGGAGGGGTTGAAGTTTGCGATCGTATTTTCGGGCAGACCGTTTACGATCCGGGTAAATTTTCCGCCCAGTTGTTCTGCTTGCTCATAGACCGTCGGTACCCCCGTAGTCTCTGTTTTAACGGGAAATAGGACGTCACTGTACGCGTGGAAGAAACGATGAGTTGTTTGCATGATCAAATAGCCAGGTCAGAGATAGCTTTCGAGAAACCCATCGAAACGGACTCCCATCGATATTCAGGACGCTGCGTCACGGCGTAACAAGCGTCAGCAACTTCGTCATAAATTGCTTTGTCTCTGTACAACTCTGTCAAGAGCTGCGAAGCGTGTCCGACGTTAATGAGACCTCGTTCGACACCCAGATCTTTATCGACAACCCACGTGGCGATGTCCACGAGTTGCGCAGCTCCGTCCCAAATATCTTTACAGGCTGTGTGGTTCGGAACAACTTGAGGTTTCCGGCAGCTGGCATTTTCAAAGCTCACTAAGCCCCAGCCTTCGCCGTCAGCGGTGTTGAAGCCTACATCACAAGCATTGTAAATAGTATTCAGTAATGTATCTGGAGGAGCGTCCATGTAATTCATGTTAGGTGAGGTCAGGATCAGTCGATGTTTGTCGTCTAGACCTCGCTTCGTCATCTCGCGATGGAACAAAGGCATCACGTCCCAACCAAGATCTTTTGCCCCCATATGGAGGTAAAGCATGGTGTCTGGTTTATCGACAGCGAACTCGGCAAACGCCTGGACTGTCAGGTCAATTCGTTTACGGGGTTGGTTTCGGTTACCGTTAAAAACGATGAATTTGTCCAGGGGCAGCCCAATCTGTTCGCGGGCTTCCTTTTTGTCCGTTGGGTAGAACCTACCGTTATCCACACCGTGAGGTAGAACCCCAAGCCGTGGAATGTTGATTCCGTGCGACAGAATTCTGTGAGCGCAGTTGATGGTGAATGTAATCGCAAGATCCCAGAACGGCATGTGCTGCAACATGTCCGGGTAGTAGCTTTCGCTATCTACCGGGAAATAAGCGATGAACTTGAACTTCAGATCGTCCTTAAGGAAGTGGCAGCGCTCCCAAAACTGATTGACGATCCAGATATCATTTAGACAGATAACTACGTCCGGTTTTTCCTTTTGAAGGATTTCTGGGATTCGGTTGATTCCAAATCGATCTTGGGATCCTCCGGCGCACGCTGGGTAGATTTTGTATGGATGTGAGTGAGGATCGCCTGTATAGTTGATCCCTAAAACGCAAACTTCATGATCTTTGCTTAAATGCTCTAGAACACTGTGTGTTACACGACCAAATCCTGTGTTACTACAAGCATCTCCATACCAGAGAATTTTCGCCATGCTTGGTTTGAGTTTCTAGTACAATCAATATAGCAGTACTGTCAGTTTGTTGATATGCCTAGCCGCGCTTCTTTCGCTTACCGTCGCAGTGCTCAACTGCAAGCTAAGAGAGCTTCAGAGAGCACGGACAAATCTATTGATACTATATACACTAGAGCGGCTAACGACTTCCATACGTTCTGTACTATTCTAGATAAGACTCCGGCGCGTCACATGCTGGAGTGGCACAGACATTTAATTACAGGTGAATCCAATAAGTACTTACTGGATATTGCTGGACAAAACCTTGATATTCTGGCACCGAGGGGTTCAGCAAAGTCGACCGTATTAAACCTGTTTACCGCGTGGATAATTGGACGGCACACGACGGAGAAGAGACCCTTACAGATTATCTACTGTTCGTACAACATCGCTACAGCTATTCCTAAGAGCCGTATTATCAAGCAGATTATCGACTCTCCTGACTATCGCAAAGTGTTCCCACGGGTGAAGCTGCGATCAGGTATGCAGTCTGATATCGGCTGGTCGATCGACTTTGATTACGCTGGTATTCCTAGGCTTGGTGACGAAGAATTTACCCTGCGTGCTGCAGGGCTTCGCGGCTCTATTACGTCAAAGCGTGCTCATATTGTTATCGTAGATGACCCTATTAAGTCTAGTGCAGATATTAAAAACCCTGCTATTAGGGATGAAATGAATAATAACTGGAGCTCTGTGATCGCTCCGATTATTTTTGAAGGTGGAAGATCGATTTGCCTGGGAACTCGTTTCCATCCGTTGGATATCCATAAGACGATGTTTATCCCAGAAAAAGGGTGGAAACAAGTAACGCAGGAAGCCATTACGTACGACGACCGTGGGGATCCAGTCAGCTATTGGCCGGAACAGTGGAGCGCAGATTACTTGCTGGGTCAGAAAGAACTCGACCCCGTTGCGTTCGCGTATCAGTATCAACAGCAGCCGGTCATGACCTCTGACTTGGTTGTGTCCCCTGACCTACTTATTAAGGGTGAAGTGGTTACCGAGTTTGACAGTTTGGCTGTCGGTATCGACCTCTCCGCCAGTAAAAATGAAACAAGTGACTACACAGCGTTTGTGCTAGGCGGTCGTCTTAAGGATAACTATTACATAATCGATGCACATCAGTGTCGATCTATCGGAAACCTTGAAAAAATCGACCTGCTCTGCGACATGCTGCTGGAATGGGGTATTCTGACGCAGCAAGATGGGCAGTTTTTCCCGACATATTCCACGATTACGCTTGTGGTTGAGTCTGTTGCGTACCAAGCATCCCTTGCGGCGGACCTCAGGCGGGTGCTTCTTAACGAACGGGGGCTAAGTAATCTTCATATTCACGAAGTCAAGGGTTTCCGAGGGGACAAAATTGCTAGATTTAGGGGCACTCTCGGGTTGTTAGAGAATAAAAAGGTGACGTTTAATAAATATCGTAAGTTTGATGGTCTTTTTGACCAGTTGATCAACGTCGGTGCTACAGCTCATGACGATTTGTTGGACGCATACACTTGGTTGATTACGTTTTTACAGCGTCGCGGGAACTTCTCGATCGAATACTGATGAAAACTCACACCTCCACGCTCTCTGGGTCTCGAATGTGGGTCGCGATAACGGCTCACCAACCTTTAAAACGTATAAATTCTTTAGTTAACACTGTCCGTGCTTATTTAGACTATGACTTAGAAGTAAAAATAAATATTTACATAGATTATGAGTCTGAAAAAGACGTAGAGACTCTAAAAAGTATTTTAGAGCCTTATTTTTTGGAATTAGACATAGAAATAAAGGTCTGCGGACCTGAATATTCCGGGTGGGAGCTTACTTGGGCGCACAAAACTGATCTTGTTTTGGCTTGTATGAACTACACAGCCGATTTTTATGTTTACCAAGAGAACGATATGATTTTGACGTATGAGAATTTAAAATATTGGTTTAGATGGAAAAACAGGTTAAGCGCAGCGGGTTTTGAGCCGGGTTTTGTCAGATACGAGGAGTACGAGGGTCTGAAAATCCCCTTCGATAACTACCACACGTTCTCCTTGACGCGAGAAACCCCAAACGTCTGGCACGACGTCGGATTCGAGGTCAAAAAAATGCTCGTGGTCGATCCCGACATTAAGTTTTTCGCACAGGTATCAAATCCTTACTACGGTGCGATGATCTTAAATCAGGATGATGCAATTAAGTACGTTAGAAGCCAGAGTATGGATCCTGTTCGGAGCTATGAACTTGTTGGGATCCGTAACTGGCCTTTAGCCGACCGCAGTTCTATGGGTTTAGCTTTTGAGAACGTTCCAGCAGGGCATGAGCACCGTCGTTGGATCCCCGTGGTTGAAGAAAACGGTAAGTATGTACCGCATAAATGCTGTTTAATTAAACACGATGATACAAAGTACACTAAAGAGCTTCTTAATAAGTCCAGTAACTTGATAGACTGTAAACAGATGTTTAAATTGTGAAGTGGCGCATCGAGGTGCACAGTATGTGTCGGTGTGTTATTTTTTGAACGGTCACCACTACCAACAGACTTTACTTAGAGATGACGCGTACAGAGTGCGACGATTTGTCGAACGAGAGCAAGGAACAGTCTACTGGTTTAACCCAGCTTAGTGATCCTGTAAATCACCCAGCACATTATACGCAAGGCGGCATCGAATGTATCGAAGCGATTAAAGCCGCACTCGGTTCAGAAGGTTTTAGAGCGTACTGCCGTGGAAATGTACTTAAGTATCTCTGGCGCACCGAATTTAAAAACGGAGCTCAAGATTTACAAAAGGCAAAATGGTATCTGGATCGGTTAAACGAAGAGAGCTGACAGTGAACCTATAATGTAGGAAAAGAAATCACTCATGGACGTAAGAGCGTTTGGATCTATTTACGGGCAGAGTGCTTTTCTGCCTTATACAAGTGGATTTGGTTGGGTTCCAACTGACGGCCGTGTCAACTTTCCAGCTTGCCGCGCTATTTTCGTGGATTCCCCAGGGAATCAGTCGAAAGGTACCCTTGTCGTGGAATTAACTGATGCTCCTGGGCAATCAGCTCAAGCTTTGAATTTACAGGGGGATACAATTTTCCCCCTATCTTGTACCGCTCTCCTTAGCGGAACTATCGGCGGAGTCTACGTTCTGTACTGATGGCTGAGATTGCTAAAAAACGCGACCCCCAGAAGTGGGCAGCCGCTAAAGCAAAAGCCCGTAAAAAACTAGGTGGGCATTCCGCGCGAGCGATGCAGCTCGCAACGAAGTACTATAAAGAAGCAGGCGGTACTTACGAAGGTAAAAAATCTTCGTCCAACCGTTTAAGTCGCTGGTCTAAAGAAGACTGGCAAACTCGTGAAGAGTACGAAAAGTCTAAAAAAGACTGATTATGGATTCCGAAGATCTCGTTAATTATCTTTCCGGCGGATCTACGTTCCGCGAAAGGGCTTTTAACGACGCCGCCGACCTTATTAAGGCCATCCATAGTTCGCCAAAATCGGACTCAATCACTCAGGGTCTCATTAACCCCTTAAAGAATGAGATGTTGGCTAGAGCGTTAGCCGCCAAAGCTATGATGGGTACAAGTGGCTGACAGAGCACGCGAAAAAGGACGAACTGAGCGATACCTTCCGCGTTCCGCGTGGGCTTCTCTCAGTCCTGAAGAGCGTCGAGCTACCGACGAAAAAAAGAAACGAGCTACCGCAGGTAATAAACCTGTAAACACTCAAATAGCCAATACAGATAAAGCACGCGAGGCAAGGCGCCGCGCTTCCGAGTACATTAGAAGAAAGACTTCTAAAGATGGCTGATCCCTTCCTCGAAGCTGGCGATCTCTTTACTCGCGCTTTTAATGCGCAGGAGTTGGCCTCCCGTCGTCAGATGAGGGCTCAACGGGCCAGTATGCGTAGTGATGAGTATACAAGTCAACTAGATGATCAAGCATATAACGCTCCTGTACCTCCTATGAACGCACCTTACGGTGTTTTTGAAGAGGAGTTTCAGCCCACGGGGGACCCTATGGAAGATATGAAGCAGGAGCTGATGCAGAAGACTCGGGCAAATCGGCGGGCCACGGAAGCTCCTATGGTTGTTCGCGCCGGGAATGGCAACGTTACCCCGAGTATGCGTTAATATACTGACAGCTTCAGAGATGCTGTGCTGTTCGACTGCTTTCTGTATTTCGACGAAAAAGAGCTCTTAGAGCTTCGTATTAATACTCTGAAAGATGTTGTAGATGGTTTTATTATCACTGACGCAGATCGTACGTTTAAGGGGGATAAAAAGGACTTTACGTGTGTCGACACGATCCGTTCTTTAGGTCTTCCGGAGGAGAAGATTCAGGTTTTACACGTCGAACTACCTCCTCCGGATATTGCGCCGAATCCATGGGTTCGGGAGTACTCCCAGCGAGATGCTCTGGCCGTGGGTATGCGGATGACCCCTCCTGATTCTGTATTTTTCTTCAGTGACGTCGACGAGATCCCCAAACCTGAGGCTCTTCTAGCTGCGGTCGATTTGGCGAAACAAGACCCTGAGCGCTGCGTCCGTTTATCGATGCCTATGTTCTACGGACGGGCTGATCTCCGTGTTGTAGATCCAGAGCGCGACACATCTAAACCCCCTACAAACTGGACTTGTGGAACAGTTGTTCTGCACGAGCACCTAGGTCAAACACTTTCAGAGATCCGTCAAAATCCAAACGATCTTGTTTACGGAGATTGTGATTCCGGCTGGCATTTCTCTTGGATGGGAGATCCCGCCCGCATGAAACGTAAGCTTACGTCGTTTTCTCACTGCTACGACGATATTCCGTACGCTCACGCTCCTGCGTATAGTCAGGAGATGCTGGATTATCTTGATGCTTACAAAGCTGAAGCCGGTGGTAACGATCCCTTAGGACGAAAAGATCATGTTCTGGAGCCCTATCCGCATGAGCTTTTGCCGCCTGAGCTGTTTAAAATAGAGAGAGTACGCGAGTATCTACTTCCCAATGGCTGATCTCATGACGGAGCAGATCAAAAAGCCTTTCGCTGGTCGTCAAGGCGGAGGCGAAAAAGAGGGTTCCGAGCGTAATGAAGTCCGTCGTGAAGCTGTCCGTAAAGCACGGAAAGCTCGTATGATGCGTACAAGGGAGCGGGAAGCCGGTTCTCGCTGACTTATAAAGGAAAACGTCGATGCCTGCGGACAACCTAAGCGTACGGCAGCGGTTTAATGAGATTCTAGAAGCTTCTAGAACTCAAGATCGCAGCAAACAATCTGCGACTATGGTTGTCCTTAGTCATCTGCAGCAAATGACGCTGCTGATGATGAAAAAAGGGCTGTTTTTTTACTGCGAGCAAGATACCTATAAGGCTCGGACAAAGTTTGTCGAGGATCTTATCCAGCTAAACCGTCTGGATATTCGGTTTCCTTCGATTATTCGTAACTTTCTTATCGACGGCTGTGGGCTTTTTTACTTTCGACCGGATCCAAAATTAAAGTATCAAATTTACTTCTTCAACAAAACTCAGTACAGGGTTTATCACGACATCAACGGTGAGATCGAAGAAGTCGTAATCATTTATAGTTATAAGATTCGCAACAGCGCTATCGGTCTGCCTGCAGATACGCAGGGTCAGAACAAGCGATATGTTCGAATCTCGATTACTAACGATAAAATCACAGAATACGAAGCAAATAGTGAGCTCAGTTTTGAGTTAGAACCCGGATCTTTAATTACTCCTAAGAACAGTCGTCCAAATACTCTCGGGTTTATCCCTGCTGTTGAGGTTTTAAACAAACCCAACGCCAGTGGCACTGAAGGTGAGGGGGAATTTGAACCCTTCATGCAACAGATTGTTCTGCACGATCAAATGATGCAGAACATCGCCAAGAACATTGAGTTCTTTGGCAACCCCACACTGATCAGTTCGCGTCCTCGCAGTGATCTGGTCGAAGCTTCGGATGCGGATCGGACCTTCCGTCCCACGATCAGCAGTCAAAGTGGTTTCGCTGGTATCGATTCGCCTTCGACACGTGTTTCAGAACCTTTCGGTTCTCAATCTGGTCTAGGCGGACTACGAGTTCCTCGTATTATCGCGAACGTTGAGCCCTCCGACCGCGTGGGCTATATGACACCAGACCCCGTTAACGGGGATATGAATCGTTATGCGCTTCTATTACGAGAGGAAATTCGAACAGCCTTGGGCGGCGTTGACGAAATATCAATCAGCGCCGGAGCCACTGCGACAGAAATTAAAGGACTTATGGGTCGCGCTCAAGCGACTGCCCTCCGTAAAAATAAGAGTTTTCTGACTTACGGTTTCTGCCGTTTGTTGGAAATGATCCTGTACCATCAGGAGCAAATTTTCCGCGAAAGTTTTATTTCGGTTATGGGCTTAGTCCCTCCGAAAGAACCCAAAGAACAAACAGAAGAGACGCTGCTTAAGTACCAGTCGAAACTAACAAAGTATGAAGAAAATGTTGATCTAGCGATTCAAGCTGCACTCGCTGATAACAAAGTCCCACGTGGTGTTTTCGGACTGCCGCCTGACGGAGATCGTACGGTAACGTATCGATTCCAAGGTGATGTGTACGAAGATACTGCGTACGATATCAACCAGAAGTCAATCGTAGTCCGGAACTTGCAAGAGCTTGGCGTAGATAGTGTCGAAGCTCTGAAGTATTTGTTCCCGGATAAAACTGATCTGGAACGTTCGGAAATGTTGAAGGGCTTTCCTTTCCGAATGATTCAACAAACGCAGGGCGCAATGCAGCAATTCTTGCTACTATTGAACCAGATGCTACAAGCCCCGCATCCTTTAGCCCCTAATCAGCCCTTAGCGGCTGATCCTCGGCTAAACCTAACGCCCTTACTTTATAGGACGTTTGACCACCTCGCGCAAGAACTGACTTACTCGGGCAGCTATGAGCCAGCAGATCCCAGCTTCGATCCCGAGCCCGGTCTCCCCGGCGGTAGCAGCCCCTCAGGCGGCGGCCCCGGTGGCGGACCAGGGCTCAACCGCTTACCCGCAATGGGTAGCCAGTACCCAGGCGGTGCCTTCGGCAGTTATGCCCCAAGCGCCATCGCCGGCACAACAGGCTACGGTCCCTTCTACCAACAGCCAGTACAACCAGTCTCTGTCCGTCTCCTCCCCGAGCAACCCTTGGGAAGCAGCGCTGGGCAGCTTGGACCGGATCGTGTCCCGGCTCTCCCCGTCGCCCAGCCAGACAGCACCGTCAGCGCAACCCCAACTGACGGCGGCGGATATTCAACAACTCAGTCAGCTTTCACAGGCCCAACCGTGGGCTTACCAAGCCCCTACGGCTCAGCCGACCTACTACAACAACGGGTCTACGACCCAAACTTCCTATCCGACTTCTACGGAACAACAGGCTCCAAGCCTAAGTCCCGAAACATCCGCCGTCGTTAATCACTTCGGCATTGAGGCTCCCGGCATCCTCAATCAGTACGCCACCACGCTCGAAGATGCGCTGATTCAGCAGCATCAAGTGCTGGAGGAAGTTTCCAATCGCGGGGCTGCTATGGAAGCTATCCTGACTGATCCTGATCACTTAGCCGATTACACCAACCGTTTCTTTACTGAAGTGTATCCTGTAGACGAACAGCAACCTGCTCAACAGTACAATCCTCAGTACGATCAGGTTCCCGCCGTGCCCGCTTCTGCCGTGGCCGGCGCTCCTTCCCCCGATGCTGATGTTCAGTGGCAGAACTTCAGCCAAGTGATGAACCAGAGCCCCGAACAAGCCTGGCGCTACCTGTCCAACATGGGTCCCGAAGCTTTCCGCTCGAAACTCTTGTTCCTGGACAACGCCTGATCTAAACTCGGAAACGATGGGGACAAACCCCGCTTGAGGAGGGCGGGGTTTTTTATTGTCTATACGTGCGTTACGATTAGCTGAGGGTTTTTACAGTTATGCCGTTTAAATCTGAAGCGCAAAGGCGCAAATTTTACGCCATGCAGGAGCGTGGTGAGATTTCGAAGGAAAAAGTAAAAGAGTACGAGGAAAAAACCAAAGGGAAGTTGCCCGAACGCGTCAAAGCGAAGAAAAAAGCTTCCGAGTATATTAAACGTAAGAAACAGAGCTCAAATGGCTAATCCGATTGGTCGCCGCAAGCGTATTTCTCCTGCTGATGAGCTGGAAACGCTTAAAAAAGAGATTTCTGAGCTTAAAGCTGCTTATGAGCGCGATATGGCTCTGATCAGCAACGATATCCAGACTTTAAATAGTCAGATTACGCCTGCGACGCCCGAATAAAGCTACAATATATGTAGTTGGTGTAAATAAGTGGGCTACATTCCTTTATCCAACTACAAATACGACACTGGATTACACCGTCTTCAGAGCGGACCCGTTTCTGAAGGTTATATCGTCGTAAGTTCAGGAATCGTAGACACCGGGGCAGACCTAGGCATCGTCACGCCGGGTCCAATGACCTCTGGCGTGTATTCAACCACAGCGTGGCGAGCAGTTCCCCCCGCTGTTTCGGGCTATTGGACAGATTTTCAGGACTCCGACTATCAAGCCAGCGGAGTTCTGAGTGTTTACAACGGTTACAGAGCGTTAAGCGTTACGACAATCGCTAACGCCAAAGTTCAGACGTCTCTTGGTCCCGAATTTGGAGTCCGGGACGCTGGAAAATATACGTATTTTGGAGGTTCCGCTCCGGATAACCAAAACTACACTCCTTACAACACTCCGGAAGGGAACACTGCTGCTCAAGGTAAAACTGGGGGCGGTGTCACCCACGGTCGCTATGAGGGCGGTCTTTTAACGAATAGTTTGGGGTCACAAGGGACGGCTAATCGTGCTGAGTGGGTTTATAACCCTCCTGTTTACTGCAAGACTTACACAGAGACCGTCCGCTCCACGGCTCCCGGTTTGATGTCGGCTACCTTGAGGTACATTTATCGGGGCGGTGCGGCTCGTTATGTGTCTAACTACGGCTCCATCTATCTACAGGGTTCTGAGAGTGTCCGTAATCTCGTACGCACATTCAGCTCTTCTGTCAATAGCAGCAACCAAAAATCGATCTAACGCTAAGAATGCGACATTTTCTCGTAGTTTAACCGCTATTTATGGTTAAACTTGTTTTGTAGTTTCTGGAGATATCGACAGTGTTTGTCGATAATGATTTCCCGAAGCTTCTCGGCGCCGAGCTCTATCGTCCGCACCCCGCGTACGTTGTGGAGATGGCAGCAGAGCCTGTGGTCGTTCACGACTTCAGCAAGCAGCCAGGCCAGACTGTGCAGTTAGACCGCTACAGGTTCTGGGGCAATCCGGGAAGCAAAGAGTCACGTGAGCGTACTGCAGAGCAGACCATCGGTACTGCTAACAGCCGCAACATCGTGAAGGACAAAGTGCTCGTGACTCTTCGCGAGTACACCGGTCCTGCTGACCCGAGTGATCCCACTCAACCGAGCACCTTCAAGATTGCTCGTGAGACCCTGATCACCGCTCAGCGTCTGCTGCTGGATACCGGCAACCTGACCGCTTTCCACCAGTCGATTGGTTCGCTGACTCTGCTCGACGACTATCGTCGTTGGCGCGACCGGGTGTTCATCAACGAACTCCTGAAAGCTGTTTCTAAGGGTCAGGCTTCTGACACCCAAGGTGGTTACTACTACCCTGGTGATCTCGCTGTTGGTTCTCTGACCTACAGCAACGCCGAACAAGCTAAGTTCGACGTTAAGGACGACCTGCTGCGCGTGGTGAAGAGCCTGCGTAAGCGTAACGTTCCTACCTATCAGGATGGTTTCTATCGCTGCGTTTGCGATCCTACCTTCCTGATGCACCTGCGTCAGAACAGCGATTTCCGCGAGGTCGCTCGTTATCCTGGCAACGGTCAGATCAACCCCCTCATGTCCGCAATGCAGCCCAACGCTGCGCTGTACATGGGTCAGGGCTTCGGTCAGGCCACCTTCGTGGCTGGTGAGCCCATCATGCCCACCGGCTTCGTGTTCGAAGGAGTGCGCTTCTTCGAATCCACCAACATGCCTTCTCAGAACCAGAGTGCCACCATCGGTGGTACCGCTGCTTCTTACGAGAGCGCTATTGGTATGTTCTTCGGTCCTCAGAGCGTGGGCGTCGGTATCGGCGGCAACAACGCTCAGGTGCTGCTGAACAACAATGACGACTTCAGCCGTTTCATCATGATGATTTGGAGCCTGTACGCAGGTTTCGAACTTCTGAA